ACCGCCGAGCGCGTTTCAAAAGAGTTCGGACCAGTGATGACAACTCGGTGCGACCCCGGCTTGTTCGGATCGCCCATCGTGCCAGCTTCCACGCTCGGGAGCCGGTTGCCGTACGGATCGCGGAACGGTCCGCGCTGATCAGCTCCACCGCCACCGCCCGCAACAGCAGCACCGCCGCCGGCAGTTCCACTGTTTATCCTTGCGGCTCGCGCGTCTTGGCCGGGATCATACCCGCGACCTGGACCGCCAATCAAAGTTTGTCCCTGCGGCGTCGAAGTCACCGCGTCCGCCGAAGGTCGTCCCGCGATAGCGTCGGCAGACAACGGGACACCCTGCACGTTGGCGACAGGCGTGCGCGTTCCGTTCCCGCTCGCCAGTTGCGCTCGACGCTGGTTGAGAGACGCCCCGCCAGCGCCGCCGCTTTCGACCTGCTTCAATCGCGCTGCCCACTCTTGGAGCTGCGGATCGGTGTGCATCCGGCTCGGGTCATTACTCATCCTCGCTGCGATATTGGCTCGCAACCACTTGGGATCATGCAACACATCGGTCTGCCCGTAAGCGTCCTTGTTCGTGGTGTACGCATCCTTGTTCGTGGTGTAGGCGTCTTTGTTTCGGTCGTAGGCCGCGTTGAGCCCCACCCCGCCACCGCCGATTCGTGGCGCTGGTGCTCCGCTGCCGCCCGCCGAGCTACTGGTTTGCGGAGCGTTCTCATCCGCTGGATCAATTAGCCGCCGTTGTCGTCGTGCCATAAGCCGCCCTCTGCCCATAGAGGGCGGCTCTTGCAAGCAAAAAACTTATTTCCCGATGGAAGGAAATTTCGATTTTACTTTGGCACGCACCGCAGCCGCCACCGGTTTTCCGCTGCTCCGAGCCAGCGCATTTCGCGCGTGGCTCTTGTCCGGTATCGGATAACTCCCGCTCCCCGCTCCCTTGGGGCCACTCCCTTTTCCCGGCAACGCAAAATCACTCCTCGGGAGCGACTGCCTTCTCGCTGAACTTAGTTTCGCCATTGTTAATCACCCCCTTTTCATGAGAACATCGCTTTGGCCAAATTGGGTTTCCGCACTTCCTTGAAAATTCCCTCCGGCGCCCTCGTGTACCGGCTCGCCCGCACAATCTCTTTCATCCCTACCCCGATCGCTTCGGCGTCCCGTTTCACCTTGGAATTTCTGCCGTCCACCTGAAACATCTGCATCACACTCTCAATGTCCCCGACGTCGAGCCGACCGTTACGGACAACCTCGGCCAGCGCGCCGATCCAAAGCGAACGGTTGTACTCGTTAGGTTCCCACCCGAACTGGATCATCGTGTTCTCTTTTCCGTGGCGGATGTGCTCGAAGTCCTCCTTCGCGTACACGCTCACCCCGGCTTTCAAGAGCTCGTCAATCACGTCGCCGCGTTCGTTCTGAATCGGGATCGTGTAGCAATCCCCGTAATACCTGGTCAGACTAAGAACACTTTGCGCCAGCGGTCCGGCATCCAGCCGACAAGGTTTGCGTACCTTTGCGACGAGTCGGGCAGGAGCGATGACGTCTTTTCCCTCGATCCTGCTTCCCTCGCTGTAACCGGCTCGCAGGACAATGACAACGTGATGCCCGAAGGCGTCGTCGTGCCACACGGGGTTAACCACACAGAGGTAATTTCGACCCACAATAGGTCGTTCCCAAATATCCAGCCATGCCTCTTTTCCACCCACCTCAGTTGTAACATCTTTCCCGGCCAAAACCAAACTCATGCGTTCCGGAACGCTGCCGCGCGCCACAGACTCGAGTTTCCGCAGCCCAGTCTCATCCAGGAGCGCCGCCGCCAAGGAAGTGTCCACACCCAAAACCCCAAAGAGCGAGTCGGCGCGGTCAGGGCTTTCCACGTTGCGCTTGGCCATGTCTTTTTTGGATTCCGCCCCAAGCTCGCCGTCACTCGTAAACTTGATCCGGCGACTGGTGGCCTGCTTATACAGGATCGGGTCGTCGGGAATAATGTACGACTGATCGTGCATCTTCTTACTGCCCTCGTGCCAGTCTTCCGCGCCCTTGTTCTCGTAGATCGGGTTAACCGCGTCGTCGTCGTTGTTGACCGCCACAATCGGCCAGCCCATCTCGTGGAAGCGGCTGATAATCGCTACACCCATCCCGCCAGCGTCCCCGTAGGTTTCACTCGGTAAAAGCCCGCGCTTATTGAATTCCACCAGACACCGGCCAATCGAACTCATGACGTTGTGATCGCGCCAGCAAATCTGCTCCACCTTGTTGCCTTCCTTGAAGGAAATCACGTTCTCGTTCCTGCCGGCCACAAACGCCGCGCGACCACCGTGAATGTAGGGAGGCCGCGCCTCCTGCGCCCCTTTCATGACACTCTTGGGCACGATAAACATCGTGTCGGCGTCGGCGTCCATGAATTCCCCGAACAACGTCGATTGCGTGAAAGGATGGTCGATCCCGTACTCGGCAATCGTCGAATCGATCCGCTCCTTCGGGATCCACGGACAATCCGCTAACCCCACCTTCATTGTCTCGAACCCCGTGGGATTTTCCTTCGTCTTTTTTAATATCGTGTGGCTATCGAAAAAACGTCCCTCGTTCAGTCCCGGCGAACTCACGTATCCCTGCCCGTTATACGTGCAGCGGTTCCCAGCATCGAACACGCGGTTATCGATCGATTTTGCTTCGTCGAACAACATCACTAACGGGCCGTCCAAGTCGTCGATCTTATGCCAGCCTTCCGCGCGGCCAGGGTCATCGGTCGTAAACCCGATAATGAATCCGCCCTCGGGCGTGTGAACCTCCCTCTCAATAAAACGCCAGCCCTTGTCGTTCTCAAACTTGTTCCGGTGCTGCGTGATCGACGGCCAGCACTGGTGGTCAAGCTGCTTACTGTCGAAAGAAACAATCACGAACTTCGCCTTATCAAACATCGAAATCGTGTAAAGCCCCAGCCCCGCCACGATGATCGAACTTTTCCCGCTCCCGTTCGGAGTCGAAAGCGTCGCGCGTACCACCCGGCGCGGATCGCGAAATTTGTTCAGGAAAGCACCCTGCCAGGGCGCCAGCTTCTTCCTTCCCTCCAACAGAACGCGGTAAACAAATCCTGCCGGAGTCGCCAGCGCCAAACGTTCCGACTCATTTAATTGGTCGAACATTGAAAGAAGCCATCATCTGCGTCACAAAGAGCGCGTCCTTCTTCGGCTCGCGTTTCAGTTTGAGCGCCCGCACCATCTTGCTCCCCTTCACTGTGCAAAGCGCAAACACAATGTGCCTCGTCGTCACACAGGGCATCAGACACAAATCTAGCGCTCTCATTACCTCAACCTTCTCCCCCTCCTCCTTCGCCCCACGAGCAAATTCCTCCATCCACTTCAATACCGGCCCACGGTAACACTGCGGAATCTCAATCTGATGCGGATCCATTTCCCTCCCGCTTGACCCCCAGAAATCGGCGGTCTTTCTTGAACTTGGCAAGCAAAAATTGCGTGTCCACTCCCTCCACCCTAACCCTCAACTTGCGACCCATCGCCAACACTTCCAGCGCGTTCTTGTCAAAACGATGCTTCTTCCACTTCTTCGCCTTCGCCCGCGCCAGTCGCCCTGTCATAGACGGTGGGTCAAAAGGAGCACCAGCACTATCACGATCAAAATGAACAACAGCCCGTGACTCCGGTAGCCGTACCCGTATCCCCCTGTCGGCACACCGCCCAAGAGAATCAGGATCAAAATGATTATCAGGATCAGTCCCACCTATCCGCCTCCACCTAACGCCCAACGCGGAACCTCAGCCCGACGTCCAGCGTTCTTGAACACCGTCCCGATGTTCCCAAAGAGTATCGCCGCTACCAGAAACGCCAGACCGAACGCCAGCAACCTGTAATAGTTCGGCACCGTGGCGATCTGCCAGGCAGCGAGACAAAAACATACGAACGAAAATACCAGTAATACTAATCCTAGCTTGTCCATGAATTTGCAGCGTGTTACAACCCACCACATGAAGCAAGCCCAAATTGTCCTCAACGCCGTCGAAAACGGGTTCACCCTCCAAGTCACCGGCACCACCAACGAAGGCCGCGGTATCAATCGCCAACTCGTCGCCATTTCCGATGAAGACGCAAAGAAAAAACTTCACGCCGCCATCGACGACCTCTTTAAACCTGAAGCGCCCAAAAAATCTTCCTAGCGCAAATACCGCCCGCCCTTCTCCCTCGGATCGTTTACCCGCCCCTTCGGCATCTTCATCACCAACTTCTCCCCGCTCCCCTTCGGTACCGACCCGTCCCGCGCCGGCGCCTTACTCTGCAACTTCCCGTGTTGCGACCCATGCCTGTAATTCGTCCCACCAGTTACTTCGTTCATGATGCCCAACCCAATACCATACGCACCAAAAGAGAGTCCAGTTCATAGGAAGAAAAAGATTTTGCTCGCCCCCTAACCAATTTTTAGGTATTCGGTTCCGAACACACGCCAGCGACGCCTGCGCTTCACTCGCTCCCTTGGAAGCGGTTTCGTTTCGCAAATTTTTATACGCAAAAAATTTCGCTCGACCGATTTGATACCCTGCGTTTCCCGGTTCGCCCAACCGCGTTCCAGCACTTCGCCGTTTTATCCCAAAATCCTTGAGCGCAATAGGCGCGGAGGATAATACTGTCCAGGCGCTGGCGCGCCTGCCTCGGGGCGCTCGGCCTAAGAGGCTAACCCTTCCCCTCCTTGGCCAGCCCCCTCTCCTCACTGTGTCACCGTGGCGCTCTCACTCGCTCGCGCCCGCCAAGCGCAGCGCCTCCACGCCCCCCGCGCCCGCGCCCCCTCCATCGAGCGTGCGCGGATCGCTCAAGAACGCTCTGTTGAGCGCCTTTAGTTCAGCGCGCTGCGCTTCCGTGAGAAGGAACACGTCGCCCCGCGTAGCGATGGAGACCTGCACGCCCGCGCTCTTGAAGCGGTCAGGTTTCCAAGCGCGCAGCAACTCGATCTGGAGTTTATCGGAGAACTTGCGAACATGGCCGACGCGCACGCCCATGAAGTACACGGGTTCCAGATCGCCTTCGAGGGAGCGCTGCCAAACGCGGGCGTGGAGCAGATCGAGCGCCGCCTCCTGCGCCGCCTCCCACATCGCGGCAAAGTCGGCGTCCTGCTCGCGGTGGAGATAGACGGTGGAAAGCGCGATGCGCGCATGGCGCGCCGAGAGCGTGGGCGCGTGGGTGATCGAGAGCGCGGCAAGGAAACGGGGACGCCAAACGCGGGCGTTGCGCGCTTGCGCGCGTTGGTTTCCCTCCGAACTTTCTAGCGCCGCGAGGATAAACGGGGTGTCCTTTTTCCAGTGGTCGCTGGCCTCGACCAAGGCGGCGCGTGCGTGTCGCATGGCGATGCGTTGGGCATTACGCACGCCGGAAGCGCCGGAGGCAACGACTTCCTCGACGATTGCGGTAGCGAAGCCTGCGCGTGGGGGTGGGGCTTCTTCGATG